AAAAAGACCATTAGGATTTAATGATTCGGAAGATATCGACTCAATCTATATATTAGATAGCGACTTGATAGACTGGCCAGATGAATACAAGGATGCGAACTTTCGCTCACGTATGTATTCTTCAAGGTTGCAATCTGTTGCTGATAACGAAACAATAGTATATGACAAGAACGGAGAAAATTTAGAGATTAAGGTTAGAGACTTAATATTTTTCTACGACTTGCCTAATATGTTACAAAGAAACTTCTATCACGTAAGTTCGAGATTAGATGGTTTAAGACAAACGTTAATAAATACGAATGACTCTTTAATTGCCAAAAACATTATCCTAAAGACAAACGGAAAAGAGTTAATAAGCGGAGGTAACAACGAGCATTTTCCTCTTATGGGCGATGATAAGGAAAAAGCTGAAAGCTTACTTCAAAACAACTATGGATTAGGTTGGTTTAGAAAAAGAGGTATCGTTACTAAGGCAAGTATTGATTACAAGTCTTTACATATTGCTTTGAGAGACTTAGGACTTGATGAGTCGGTAAAAGTAGATGGTAACCTAATCTATACGGCTTTACATATCCCTAAAGATATTATTTCTTTAGAGGCTAAAAAAACTACATACAATAACTTCAAGGAGTCTATGGTTTCGTATATCCAAAACGAAATGCAGGCTAATACAAACGCATTTACTGACGTTTTAAATCAATTACTAGCTGATACTGATTACAAGCTTGTCGGTACGTATGAGCATTTACCTATAATGCAATTCATCCTTATTGAAAGGTTTGAGGGTATAAGTAAAAAGGCTAAAGCACTTAATGATTTATTAAGTACGGGAATACCTAAAGAGGTTGCCTTGGAAATGTGTGGATTTGATAAAGACCTAGTATTGGAAGATATTACGGTAATGGGTGGAACTACTCACATGATGCACGATTCAGAAGAAGAAGAAGAAGGATATATAGACGGAGAAGAAGATGAAGAAGAAGATATAGAAGAAGAAGATGGAGAAGACTAAACCAACAAAGGAGCAATTGCAAAAAATAATTGCTTTAAAGAAAAAAGCTATTAATGATAACAAGGTAATTAATAAGTAAAAAAATGAAACTAGACATTCCAAATTACCAAACAAAAAAAGAGTTATTCGATTTCCTTGTATTAAACAAAGAAACTCTAGTGACTCAAAAAAAGAGCGTGATTAAGGAAGCCGACGGTATTGGAGGAAGTTCTATCACAACTCAAGCAAAGAAGTCAGCAAACAAGGCTCAAGACGGCTACGAGGATGACGAACCTGTTAACGAAATAATGGTAAAAGCGGTAATAAATACTACCAACTTTTTAGATTCACACGGAGACGTTCATATTCCTGGGCTTTGGAACAAGTCTTTGAAAGAGAACAATAGAATAATGCACGTTCAAGAACATAAGTCAAGTTCTTTTGATAAGATTATAGCTTCGGGAGACGATTTAAAAGCTACCGCAGAAACAATGACTTGGAAAGAGTTAGGGTATAATGCTATTGGAACAACTCAAGCTTTAGTTTTTGAGTCGAAAGTAAGAAAGTCTCGTAACGAATATATGTTCGAACAGTACAAGCAAGGATTCGTAAACAATCATTCAGTAGGGATGAGGTACGTAAAAATTGAATTGGCTGTAAACGATGAGGATTACGAAAAAGAAAAAGATTTTTATGACAAATATATTTCTCAAGTAATAAACCGAAAAGATGCCGAAGAAGCAGGGTACTTTTGGGTAGTTACAGAGGCAAAAGTAATTGAGGGTTCAGCTGTACCAATGGGAAGCAACCCAATTACTCCAACAACAAACATTGACAAAGAGCCGTCTTTCCTTGATTTTCTTGGAAAAATAGACACTCAAGAGAAAGCCGCAGAAAGCACTTTCAGTATTATTGATGCAATTAATAAAAACAATTTTAATTTAAACAAACAGTAAGATGAACAAAGAAGAATTTGATGCACTTATGTTAAAGATAGAGTCTTCTATCGGTGCTAGTATGGACACAAAACTAAAGGATGCTTTTAGAGAAGTAGACCCTCAAGTTTTAAAAGCAATTTCTGATAACTCTGATGAGTTAAAGAAAACATTAAAAACCTTAGAAGCTAATAACGTATCATTAGTTGATGCGCAGAAGACTCAAGGAGCAGTTATTGAAGGTTTGACTGAAAAGTTAAATAAAGCTGGAGAGAGCAAGCACGTTTCTTTTCAAGAACAAGTAAGTGAATTGCTAACCGCTAACAAAGAGAAGTTAGTAGCAATGAAGAACGGAGATTCTAAGACGAATATTCGTATGACAATGAAGGCAGTTGGGAATATGACAATCGCTGGAAGTACAACAGGGCAAATGCCTCAAGCTGAAAGAGAAGCGGGAATTACTCGTATTGTACGAAGACAACCTTTTATCTTGGAATTGGTAAACGTTGGAACAATTAGTTCTAACTTATGGGAGTGGGTTCAACAAACTGGAGCTGAAGGCGCACCAGCAATGACTGCTGAAGGGGCAGCTAAGGCTCAAATTGATTTTGAATTAGTACTTGCAAGTGCAGCAGTTCGTAAAGTTACCGCTTATATCAAGGTATCTAAAGAAATGTTAGATGATATTCCTTTAATGGAGTCTGAAATCAACCAAGAACTTTCTGAAAGAATTAACTTAACTATTGATGCTCAATTGTTAGGAGGAGACGGAACAGGTCAAAATTTGACTGGTATTTTAGCTAACGCTACTGCTTTTGCTCCAGGTTCTTTTGCAACGGGTCAAACGAATCAAGTTATAACTCCAATTAACGCTGATGTGTTAAGAGTTGCTATTAACCAAATTTCAATTGCTCTTTTTCAAGCAAACTATATCGTTATGCACCCAAGTGATGTAACGGCTATGGATTTAGCAAAAGGTTCTGACGGTCACTATATTTTACCTCCGTTTTCTACAAGTGCGAATACTATTGTAAAAGGTATTCCAGTTGTTGCAAATACAGGAGTAACTGAAGGAGACTACTTAGTAGGAGATTTCAGTAAAGCTGGAGTAAGATTCAGAGAGGGTTTAAGTTTTGACGTAGGTTATGAGAATGATGACTTTACTAAAAACTTTGTGACTATCTTAGCAGAAGCTAGATTAGTTCAAAGAGTTAAGTCTAATCACTATCCTGCTTTCGTAAAAGGAGATTTTGCGGTTGACAAGGCAGCTATTGCAAAAGCATAGTGGGTCACTTTAAAGACACTACCGTTGAAATAAAATTCAACGGTAGAACTGTGAGAGTTTCACAGGGAGTCAAAGACTCTTTAGTAAAGTCTGGGAAACTTGGGTTAAGTAAAAAGAAAAAAGTAAAAACTGATAAGTAATGGCTGATTTAATTAATTCAACGTATTTCGAAAAAGGAGATTTATATATTCCAAATAATGACGACTTAAATGCGTCTTCTGGTTTAACCGTAATATCTGATTTAGATTTTTATATTGAAGAATATACACGTGAATTAATTTTAAACGCATTAGGTATTGTTTTATACGAAGAACTACAAGTAGCATTAGAAAACCTTATGGCAAGTGACCAGAGATGGATTGACTTGGTAGACGGAGTAACCTATACAAATCCCTCTAGCGTTAAAAAACGTTGGGAGGGTTTAAGGGGTGCTAATAAACAAAGCCTTGTAGCTGCATACGTATATACTATGTATCTTAGAAATTACAATGAAACATTTGCTACTACGGGAGTAGTTCGAAATGACTCTAAAAACGCTACTAATTACGATGCAACGCCAAAGTACATTAAAGCGTATAATAAGTTCTTAGGACAATACCAAGCAGACAATTTACCGAATCCAATAACTTACGTTAATAGATTTGGTACTACGGGTCTAGACTGGTACGGCTCTGAAAGTGCAACGGTTTCATTATATCAATTTTTAACTGATTCTAATAACGAGAAAAGTATATTTCCCGACCCTGAAACTCCAATTACGCCACTTGAATTAGTAGGAGGTACTCCAACAACGGTTGCTGGAATACTAATTAAAACGGTAGATGATTTAGGTGTGATATTAACTTATCAGATTATGAATCCTGGGGCAGGCTATACGGCAGGAGATGTTTTAACAATTCCTGGGGGAGACGGAAACGGTACTTTTACTCTAGACGGAACCACGGTAAACGATGCAGCGGTATTATTCGCTGGAACGGGATATGAGGTTACTAAGGATGCTTATAAACAACCTTTTCCTAATTTTACTTTTAAGTTTTACGATGAACAAAATTCATTTGGTATATGATTGTAAGTGAACATACTATAAGAGATATTGTAGCGACTATTCCGCAAATAAGATTAAACGCAGGAACTACTCGCTACCCTAAATTTCATTGGGGAGACGAAGACGAGTTGAACAGATACGTACAAATTATGAAGTTGGATTCATACCCATTAATATGGTTATTACCTTCTACTGATAATTACGAAGGTTCTACAGGTCAAGACTTAACAAAAGAATGTAATTTTATAATCGCAACGAGAGAAACGAGACAGGACTTGTTTAATAACGAGAGATACAAAAAATCTTTTGATATTATTTTACAACCCTTGACCGAGAGACTTATACACGGGCTTACGGTTTCAACTTTAACAAGTAGAATTGGAGATAATTGGAAAATCCTAAAACTCCCAAACTACTCTGCTGAAAGCAAAGAGAACGGTACAATTGATTTATGGGATGCAATTAGCCTTACTATTGATATAAGGTTTAATTCTAATTCTAAAAAATGTTTAAATCCAATAAACTATGACGGTATCTAAAAAAAAGAAGGTAGTTAAAAAAAGAAAAATAGCAATTGCTATTGTTCAGTTTACATTTAAAGGAGTTCTATATAAAGTAGGAGATTCTTTTGAGGGTAAGCAAAATGAAGAAAATTCACTAATTAATAAAAATTTAATAAAATGGCAGTAATAAATACAATAGCTTCGAAATCCGCAGGTTGCGGGGGTGGAGCAATCAACACAGGCGACTTAGGATGTGATATCTCCTTCGGTCTTGTTATTCACGCTTTAGGATTCGCTAAAGGAACTGTGATATCAAAAGACGTAGAATTAACTTTACCTCTTATTGAGGCGTTAATTCAAAAAGGAGACATTATTCCTCTTATGGATGCTTTCTCTTCTGAACCAACAATGAGTGAAGATACCTTAGAGACTTCTCCATTAGGAGTTGAAGCTTTAACGCTTAAAGGTCTTCCTAAGTATGCTTTGACAATGAAGAAAGGTCAAGAGTACTACAAGCAAATGGCTAAGTTGACAGGTTTTGGAAACATCAACTACGTTCTTGGAGACGTAAACGGAAATTGGAAATTTGCAATTGACGGAAACGGAGACTTTACAGGTTTTACAGCAGGTCAAACTTTGGCAGCTATCACAACTCCTGCTACGGCAACTGAAACTGAAAAGAAAACTTTTACTTTCCAATTGACTGATAGAACTCAAATTGATTCTACTTACGCAGTTATTGAAGCAGCTAACGCTTTTCCAATTTCTAGCATAACGGGAGTTAACGGTTTACAGTTTACTTTTGCTGATTCAAGCGGAGTAGTTGTTCCAGCTGCAGGAGATACTACTTTAAAAATCAAAGCGGTTTTAGCTTCTGATAGAATTACTGATATTGAAGGACTTGTTTTAGCAGACTTTAATACCTCTGCGGGTACAATATCAGCTGTTTCTGATACAGGAAATGGTTTTTATACTTTAACGGTAACTGCTTTAACGGCAGGATTGCTTACGGTACAGACTAAGGATGCTACGTTAGGAACTGACGTTATTCTAAACTCGAACGTATTGTTCAAGTCTAGCGTGTTAAGTGCTACGGTAGCCTAGTAAATACTTTACTACAATAATTAAAAACCCTTTCTCAATGCGAGGAAGGGTTTTTTTAATATAAAAGATATAGATATGAATGTTGCGCAGTACCAAAGAAGACTAAAATCTTTTAAAGTTGAAGCAAATATCGAAAAGGCTGTTAAAAATAATTCTGAAGAGATAGTTAATTTAAACAGATTAAATTTAAGCAAAGGACTGAATAGTCTAGACAAAATAGTAGGACGGTACTCATCGTTTACCGCAGCTTGGGCTAAAAAATTCAGACCAAATAAACCTAAAACATTTGGTAGCTTATATAATTTTAACTGGACGGGTTTTTTTATTAACGGAATTTTCATAACTTACGAGAATAGTAAAATCAAATTTAGTAGTACAGGAAGCGGTGGTGCTAAGAAGACAAGGTTTATTAAAAATAATGAATTATTAGGATTATCTGATGCTAAAGGAAAGATTATCAATAACAATATTTTACTCCCTGCATTAAGAAAATTATTTACAAGTCATATAAATAAATAATGAGTAACGACAAGATATATTTAAGTTTCGAAGATTTACCTGTATATAATTTCTACAAAATAGTTGAGACATCTGATATGAGATGGTTTTACGAAAAATTTAGAAGCGATAAAGACTTTATACTATCTGATAATGAAGTAATAAAACTAGCTATTAGGTATAAAGATATTTACGACGAGAGAGTTAAATACACTAATGATACAAAGTCGGCAGAGTATTATAGGAAACTAAACGAAATGAGTGACCTTGAAACTAAATTATTTAGAATAACATCTTCATTTGATATTTTAATTGATATGAAGTTTGATTGTAATTTATTTCAGAAATACGTAACATACCTTAATGAAGACGAAGGTTTTGTTTACTCAAAAGAAATAGACAACGAAGAAACTGCTTTGGACTATATGAAATGGTTAAGTACAAAGATAAAGGGATTCAGAACAAGGGTTAAAGTTATGAAATCTAATTACGCAGATATTTTAAAACCTGCCGATATTAATTCTAAAAACGCTAATTTTGACATAGTAAAAGAAAAGATACTTTTACAAGAGTCTTTGGTTCTTTCGATAAATATTTATACTTGCCCCTTAATTGAGTGGTG